GTTGGTTGTCATTTTGAGACCGTTGTCGCCCTCGACAAAGCCGGCCATCGGGTAGTTGTCCATAATCGGATACTCCCGCACATTCGTCGCCATGTTGGGCAGGCGGGTCATCATCCGCAGGGCCGTCGAGCTTTCGACGGTGGACTGAATGATCTCATTGATTTCCTCTGTTTTGGTGAGGGCCTGCGTTTGCTCCCTCAAAATTGCTACGGTATCAGGCATAGCAGTATTGGCTCCTTTCCGCGGCTATCTGCCGCGCAGTCTGTTGTTGATGTAATCTCCGAGGGATTCCCCCGTGCCGCGCCCGCTCAGGGACGCGCCCATACGGACAGATACGCCGGCGCTTTCCTTTTCCGGCTCCTTCGGCGCATGCTCTTTGAGATACGTTTCCGCCGCCTTCTCAAAGTCCGTGTCGTCTGTGACCAGCTTGCCGATCTTGAACGCGTAGTAGTCCGCGTCGGCGGCGGGGACGCCCTTGGAGACCAGGAACCGCTCCCGGCGGTACTGCTCCAGCTCCGCCTGCGCGGCGGTCAGCGCGGCTTTGCTCTCGTCCCGCTCGCGGGTCAGCGCGTCCCAGCGTTCTTTCTCGGTCTGTTGGCTCTCCTTCCATGCCCGGAACGCGGTTAACTCCTCGTCCTTCGGCATGCCCTTCATTGCTGCGGCAAGACGCTTGCCAATCATTTTGTCTACCTCTGACTGAGTGAAGGTCTTCTCGGCAGGGGTCTCCGGCTCTGGGGTCGGGGTTGTATTGGTTGTGTTCTCAATAGGCTCAGACATTTTCTTAACCTCCGTTTTTTGTCAGGGCCGTCGCCCTGCGGTTTAACGTCTCTCGACAAACAAAAATGGAGCCAACTACCGATTTCTCGGTCGTCAGCTCCATTCAGCTCTTCCCGGCGATCATTTACGCCGTGGGTACGTTATTCTGTTTTCAAGCGTTTTCGGTGTACGGTCTGAACGATGATGTTTCCGCATTTATCCAGTAGAATTTCCACGCGAAATCCGTTTTTTATCGCGATTTCTATCGCTTTGATGGTTTTTTCATCCACCTTTACGGATACACCACCTTCGCCCGTTCCCACTGTTCCGGCAGGCCAGCCGCCTTACTGAACGCCCTGTACTTCTCGTTCAGGCGCTTGATCCTGACGCCCGCCGCCGTCGCTTCCTCTGTTTGGCCCTCCGCCTGGTATGTGGCCTTGCGGCGCTTGAGCTTTCGTAGCGTCCGCTCAATCGAGCGCTGTTTCTGAGTGGCCTGATAATCGTCGTACTCTTTGCCTTCAAACAGGATTTTGGGCCGGTTTTCCGGTTTCATTTCCTCTAGCTGCTTATCTGTATAAGTGCGTTCCATGACGCCCTCTACAAATCCGTAAAAGCTATGCCGGCAGTTTGCCCCGCCTATGCCAGTTACAAAACCATAACCGCAAACAGTTTCAAAGTCGGAATAGTCTCCGCTGGACGTTTTGGGCTTTACGGCCCATCGGTAAACGCCGCCTTGCCAATTCGCGTGATTCTCCCAGCCATTTGGCCCGTCTATGTTCCGCGCGCCCAAATGCGCGGTCACCTCGACCAGATCCGTCTCCAGGTAATCCATGGACTGTTCCTGGTATTTCTGGTTGATCTGGTTCACGCCGGTCATGACGGCGCGGCGAACTGCCACGTCTACGCTGTCTGTGTGGCCACTCTCATAGTCTACAATCTTTAGCCCGCTGTCGGCAAGTTGCGTAATAGCCATTGTAATTGCATGGTTGTAGTTGATCGCGCCGGACTGGATTTGGAGCGCCGCGTTGTCTAAGGCCCACTGATAGGCTTTTGATGGCGGAAGCATTGTCCGTCCATTATCTACGAGAAAGCCCATAGAGGCGGTAATATTGCGGAAGGTATCCGCAGTCTGCATGCGGATTGCGTCCACGTCTGCGGCGTTCACAAGCCGCTCAGGGGCCGTTACTTGTGCGAGGTCAATCAGTTCTGTATAATAGCGCTGGTTCCGAGCTACAACATCGTCGAAAAGCTGTTCCAGTTTCTTTTTGCTTACGCCGGTCGTGTCGGAAATCGCCCGTTTGATTTCGTCGAGATCGATGCCGTGCGAGCGGAGTGCGCGGATGTCCTGCACCGTTACTTCGTTCAACTGATCCGCGATTTGAAGCCGGGAACAGATTTCCTCCAACAGCGTCGTTTCCAGATTGCGGTACAGACCGACCAGCTCTTCGGGGATGGCGTCAAGCAATTCTGGTGTAAATGGATATTTAACGCTCATTTGTTACGCTTTTTCTTTTTCGCCTCTGAAATTACAGCGCTTAGCCTGTTCTTCATGTCTTTCGCTGCCGTTGACATTACTCTTGACCTATGCGCATCTTCTTCAAGATGTTTGCTAAATTTCTTCAATGCGTTCGGCGTGTCGTTTCTCACAGAGGATTTTAAGTTTTCAGCCGAAATTTGAGATATTCTCCCTTTCCTTGTCAGGCTTTCTTGTTGATTATAGTATGAAACAATTTTGTCGAGCCTTGCATTTGCGTCTTTTTGGAAAGATTCAACTGACGCAAATGTTCTTTTCCTGTCATAAAGCCCGCCTTTCGTTATGGAAACGCTACCATCACCATTAAATTTTACGTGTATATTGTACTCACGCAAAGCACTTTTGTATTCCGGGGATGAAACGTCAACTTTTCTACCCGAAGAAGGCAGCGGCCCTCGATAAATATAATTCCCATCAGCAGTCCTTACAACAACGATTTTTCCAGACTTGTTGCTCGCTGTTTTTGGCATTCTCACATAAGCCTCATCCCCACGGCTTATCCCAGACCCAGCATTTCTTTCTCCCGCTCCGCCTCTTCCGCCCATTTTTTCTTCCTCCGCTCGACAATTAAGTCTTGGTGTGGTTTTATTCGTATCACGTTCCAGTCGCACTCTGCCGGAACCTTCCCGTAAAATATGACCCATGCAGGCGCGAGGCGCTTCATCATCTCTTCATAACCGAGCAAAAACAGGCGCTTGCTCTCCTTGTTTGCCTGTGTGCCTACGCTGGACACCGCCACGATCCCGCCAACAGGCTCCCCATCAAAGCACCATTCATAGCTGTCCGGCGTGCTCCATGAGATCGTCGGATATACGGTCATGCCGTTGAGCTGCCAATACGCCGCAAGCCAATGTTTTCTGTAGTGGTTGTATATCTGCATCGCAAGCGGCATATCGGTGTATGTGGAGAAATCCGGGGCGCAGACGGATCGAAACTTTTTCAGCTTGTCTATGTACTTGTCCGGCGTGTTCCAATGTCTTACAAACTGATAATCGTCCACAAAGAAGTGGATATTCTTAGCCTCCGGGTGTTTATCCGTATAGTGATAGTTTATGGGAATGAAATCGCCTTTCGGATACTCGGTTACAGGCTCAACTTTCGGAAATCCAAACTTTCCAACGCCGGGGAAAGAAAACTTATCCAGGTTCTCGAAGTTTAGCATTAGAACGGCACAACCTTTTTCCGTTTTCGAGCCCGACCCAGAGCATCCTCTATTTTTTTGGCCTCGCTAAATGCCGCTTCGTATTTTTTTGTATCAGACCGGATTCTTCTCGCTATCACCGGGCTTGTGTTGCTCTTAATGGTATCATGCGCGAATCGTGCCTCTTTCATTTTTGCTTCTTGCACCGAAAGCATTCGTTCAAGAGAAGATACCGGCAAACTCGCGTATCCGCTATAACTCCCGCGCCCGCCCATCACTCAACCTCCTCCTGTTCCTCTGTGACCATGTCCTCCATCCGCGGCAGCGCGGCCTTCGCGGTTTCGGGATCCTCGTTCATCCACTTAGCCCGGAATTCCCAGTCGTTCATGACGCCCATGCTTACCATCTGGGAATCGCGAGAAAACTCGACGGCCTTGTCCTCGATGATGCTGTCGTCGAAGTCAATCGAGATTTCGACCTCTTCATTGAGGCCAATTCCGAGATACCGGTTGCCCATGCCGAGAATGAGGCGGCACAGGCGCTTTAGCACGTCTTCCAGAATAATTTCGTGTTTTTTGATCGTACGGAACAGCGTGGAGTTTTCGCTGATTACCTGCGTAGCGGTAGAAATGTTCCCGTTGTCATATTTGTAATGGTTTTCACCAAAACCGCATTTGCTGGACAGGACGTTTAACATGTCCTGCAAGCTGGCGTTCAGCTCCTGCGTGCGGAGGTTCATGTCGATTGGTTCAACAATGCTCCCGTTTTGCAAATCCTCTGGCAGAACATAATAAATTGTATCGTTCGGGTCGAATACCGGCCCTCCGTCCAGCCGCTTTTCTGCTTCGGATTTCACAATGATACGTTTCTTTCCAAGAACCAGCTCATTAACATAGGCGTCGTAGGCGATATCGACGCCCTTGAGCGGGTCAATCGCGTTCGCGAAGACAGAGACGCCCATCGGGAGGGAGCAGTCGAAGTTATTTACAAGATTGAGCCGGTCGATCACAAACTGCGGCTCATTGGAGCGGGTGTAGATCACAGCGGGCACAGTCTCGAATCCTTTGACCGACGAAAGCGGTACCTCGGTGAGCTGGCCGTTGGTATTCTCGAAGATGAAATTTTCGATCAGGTATTGTCCGTCCTGGTCTTTCCGGTGGATTTGCAGATAGACGTATTTCTCGCCGCCGACGGTCTTCTCACTCGAAAATGCGCACTCTGACACAAACCCGTTTTCCCATGAGAGGGGGAAGATGCTGCCCGCCGAAACATAGTCGAGCTTGATGGAAGCGGTAGATCCGTCCAGCAGCGCGCCGTCCTCGGCCCGGACCGTCGCCCCATCCACGCGCAGGACATAGGCGGCAGTTCCAAGAGCGGACTTCATCTCCTGCATTTCGTTGGCCTTGACGCGGAAGTTGTTCGCGCGGAATACCTCGTCTATGAACGCCTGTTCCTGCTGGCCCTCCAGGGTGATTGCGACCTTCTCATTGAGCAGGAGGTTAGCCCAGTCCTCGCAGACCTTTTTCCCCATGCCCATCGAATAGCGGCGGCACTCGACATGGTTCTGGCCGTTGAAAACGGTATAGTTGTGGAACCGCTTGACATTGCCGCTGTACCAGCCTGCCCATTCTAC